GAAGAACTAAAAAGCACTAATAGTTTACCAGGGTATCAACAAACTCCTCAAGAATACCACGAAAATTTAGTTTTAAAATTATATGAAGAAGGAACACGGGATGTTAATGACTTCCATAGAATAAGAAATACTGTGGGCAATCCTTATATGAGGAATGCTATTGATAAGTATATGCCTATTTTCTTGCAGGAAAAACTAACTGGTCCTGAATATACAGCGTATGAACAAGGTATATTTGATCCCTTTTTAGATAAAACCTCTTCTATATACGATGCCACTAAGTTACCTAAATTTTTACTGAAAGCAAACGACCCCGAAGGATACGCTAATCTTTATGAAAAACCCGATACTACTACTCCTGATATAACTACTCCTACTGCAGACGTTGTTAATGTAGTAGAAGAAGAAGTTCTCCCTGTTACTTTTACAGAAACCACAGCAACCCCTGCCACTTCAGTTTTGCCAGTAGAAACTATAGCCTCAGATCAAACTTTACCAATGACACCAGCGGAGACAGGGTATGATCCTTATGCTTTCTTAAAAAGTTTAGAGCAACAAAAACAGGAAGGCACTATATCTGATGCAGATAACGCGTTGTTAGAAAGCATTTATGGTACTTTTGAGGCTCAAGCGACTGGGCCGATTGGCGTAGATACAACCACTGATACAACCACAGATACAACCACAGATACTACTCCTGATACAACTACTGATACAACCACAGATACCACTCCTGATACAACCACTGATACAACTACTGAAACCGAAACAGAAACAGACACTGAAACAGAAACAGACACTGAAACCGAAACAGATACTGATACTGATACTGATACAGACACCGATACAGATACAGGTATTGATGTTCAAACCACTCAACAAACTCAAGAAGAAGAAGAAGAGGAAGGAACAAGTGCTGAAGAGCTTTTACAGGCACTTAGAAGAGTGGATATAACCCCAGGCCCTGTTACTGAAATAGATAGACTATATGATTTTGAAACTATATTTGCTGATCCAGAACAAGCAAAATTTTTTGCAGGAGCAAGACAAACAGGTCTAGGAGAATACTTAGATCTACCTTTAGACTTGCAATCCACTACAGAAGACTATATTTCTCCTATAACCCAACCAATAAATCCGTATAGCGAGTACGATTTTTCTGGTCAAAAAGCATCAGATAGTGCTATACTGCAAAAATTATTAGGTATTATCAAAGGAACTACGTAGATGGTAACAACTACAGACGATACAAATACCAAAAAAGGCACAATAGATAAGATAACAGATTTTTTGCAGAGTGAGGAAGGATTACTTGCTGCAGCAGGGCTAGGTGCTTTATTTGGTGGAGATACAACCAGCGTCCCACCTGTAGGTTATCAAGGATCTATACCTGATTATACAGCAGTTCGTACAACTGTGCCAGGTACATCTGACACTACACGAAGGCCAGGAAGTGGTGGTAGAAGATATTTTAGTGATATTCAATATGTGCCTACAGGAGGAGAAGGAGCTGCAACTGCTCTAACAACAGCTCAAACTGCAGCAACTACTCAAGCTAAAGGACTAGAAACTCTAAATAAAAATAATCCTGCTTTTGAAGCTGTTCCTGTATATGATTATACCACTCCTACCGCAGAAATAGCGGCTGCAACAGCAAGTCCTGCCTCTAGTGTTGCTTCAACTACTCAACAACTCCCTAATTATTATGGCTTAGATGCGCTGACTAAATACTTACAAGGTTCTCCATATAGTGATCCTTATGCTTATATAAAAGAAGGGGGTATGGCTGCTGGAGGTGTTGCTGAGTTAAATAAAGGTAGATATCTTGATGGTAAAACTGACGGTATGGCTGATGAAATTCCTGCTAGAATAGAGGGGGTGCAAGAAGCTAGATTAAGTGATGGAGAATTTGTAATTCCTGCAGATGTTGTTAGTCATCTTGGCAATGGTAATTCAGATGCAGGTGCTAAGGTGTTAGAGGACATGATGGCAAGGGTACGTAAAGCAAGAACAGGTACGGAAAAACAAGGTAAAGAAATAAACCCTAGAGATTTCTTACCAGCATAGGAGATGTTATGACAACTAAATCAGATGACATTTTTGGAACTACAACTGCTGGAGAAGTAGCAGGAGTAGAATCTTCTCTTTCCCCATACGCAGGGCCTTATGTTACTGACATGTTGGGTAAGGGTCAGGCTCTATCAGATATGGGGTATCAAGCGTACACAGGGCCTTTAACAGCAGGTGCATCTGATCTACAAGAAACAGCTTTTGAAGGTATTGGAGGGTTAAACATACCCACAGATACGATGGGTGCTTTTTCTCCTACTATGTTTACTGCAGAACAAGCTAGTGCTTATATGAACCCTTATTTAGAGGCTGCAATACAACCTCAAATTGATGCTGCGATTAAACAAGCTGATATTCAACGTTTAAAGGATGCCTCTAGACTAACTCAAGCAGGGGCTTTTGGTGGTGGTAGACAAGCAATTATGGAGTCTGAGGGTGTAAAAGGATTAATGGATACTTTAAGTGGTATTACAGGTAGAGGCTACGCTACTGCTTATGATAAAGCTATGGATCAGTTTAATAGAGAACAGGATTTTGGATTAAAAGCTCAAGAAGCTGCTAATAGGTTTGGTTTAGCAGGGCTTGCTGCACAGGCAGAATTAGGAGCTATACAAAGAGGTATAGAGTCTGAAGGTGTGGCAGCTGATTTAGCACAGTTTGAGGAAGAAAGAGAGTTTCCATATAAAAACGTACAATTCTTACAATCTTTATTGCAAGGACTACCAATAACAGCTCAATCTAGGTCTTATGTAGAACCTAGTGGAATTTATAGTGCATTAGGAGGTCTAGGAACAGGTGTTACTACTCTTGATAAGTTAAATAAAGCACTTAAACAAATAGGAGGAACAACAACACCTGCTGCCACTACCACTACCACTAACACTGCAGATGACTACATTGTAGGATAGGAATTACATCATGATGACAAGCGGAGGACTTGGTAAACTAGGATTAGATAGAGAACTTGGCATGATAATGAATGCTAATAGGGCTAATCCTGAACAATTTGCTTTTAGATTAAAAGAACAACAAAGAGCAGGTATTACACCACAGCTATTAGACGTTCTAGCCTCACAAAAATTATTAAAAGAAAAACAAGATGCTAAAGCAGCTATGATGGCAAATGTAGCTCCTAGTGCAGGAACTATAGCACAACAACAAGATGCTATGTTAAAACAACAAGCTGTAGCTGATTTACAGAAAGAAGTTGATGTCGCCAAACAAGTGGGTATGGGCAACGCTATAGCAAATTTAAGAAATAAAAGACTACAAAAAAATGCTCTAAAACAGTTAACAGGAGTTGGAAAACCTAAAGGCATTATGATGGCAGCTCAAGGCGGCCCTATTAACTATGAAAACGGTGGTATAATAGACTACATAAAACAAAATCCTATTGAAGCCGCATCTTACGGACTTCTTGCAATTCCAGGGTTAGGGTTAGGAGGACTAGGATTACGTCTTGGTTTAAAAGGGTTAACGTATGCTGTACCACGATTATATAGAGCTTTAAAATCAACAAGAGGTCAAGTAGGTTTAGGTTCTGCAGGTGCAGGTTTACTTGGGGGCGATTATTTATATGACCTTGATGAAAAATTTGGAGTAGATCCAGTTGAAACACCTAAAGGTCCAACAATATATGATCAGCCTATAGGGCCTGAAAAACCTGAAGATAAACTTAAAGACGATGATAAACCTATTCCAACTGGGCCTCTACCAGATAGCCCATTAAAAGGCCCTGAAGATATACCTGCACTAAAAACATTACCAGATTACAAACCTGATGCTGTAGCTAATTTTGCACAATATATGAGTTCTTTTTTAGGTGGTAATCCTGCAGCAGTAGCGGCAAGGCAGGATAAAACAGATTTTGAACGACAACGAACTATAGATGAAGCTAATTTAGGTATAGAGCAGCAAAATATAACTAATTTGATAGCAGGGCAAAAATTAAAATTTGACTATGCAAAATTACAAGAAGACACAAATTTAAGAAAAGATATTAATTTATTTAATAATAAAACTGCCCTAGTTGATAGATTAAACAAAGCTGCTAAAACAAGGTCAGATGCTGAAAAAATCTTTAATGAGTCTATGTTAGGAGCAACTTTAGGAAGACGTTTAGAACAAGCTAGGGCTAAATTAATAAACGAGGGCAAAGGCGAAAAAGAATTTGCACTTCTTAACCAACAACTTAAACAAGCTAAAGACGCTTACTTAGCTCCTTATGATGGAGTTATGGCTGCAATACAAGAAAGATTAGATGCTCTGGATTTTAATCTAGATCAAAAACCTATACAAATTAACTAAAGGCATGGTATGCCCGTATATGAAATATATAGACGTGATGGCACACCAATAAGAGTAGAAGGCCCTGAAGGAGCCACTACACGTCAACTTTTACAATTATATAGAGATAGTAGGACTGCTCCTACACCTGCACCTTCTGCAGATCAAACTATTGAACAATTAAAAGAAATAGCTAGACAACGACCTGGGACTTTTTCAGACCAAGCAGGTGAGCTTTTTAAAGGTATTGGTAGTGGAGTTGTAGGACTTGGAGAAAGTGCTTTACTAGGTGCAGCTACTTTATTACCTGAAGAAGCCGAATTAGCTGTTCGTAAAGATGTGCAAGCTGGTGCAGAGGGTATACAAAGTTTATTTACTCCCGATATAAATATTGGTTATGGAGCTAGTTCTATACCACGTAAGTTTGGTGAAGCTCTTGGTTCTTTTGCAGGAATAGCAGGTACAGCTATTGTAAATCCTGTTGCTGCAGGAGCATTGGCTGTAGGAGCAGGTGCAGGAGAAGCATCAGAACGTGCTAGAGAGAGTGATGCCACTCCAAGACAAAGAGCAACAGCTTCTGGTTTAGGTGCAATAGTAGGTGCATCGGAACTCATATCTCCACTACGTTTAATAAGAAGTTTCAAACGCGGTGTAGGTGGAGATGTTAGTGATAGGTTATTAGATAGAGGCAAAAGGATATTTGCAGAAGCAGGAGTAGAAGGGTTACAAGAATTTGCTGCTGCTGTTGGACAAAATCTTATTGAACAAGGCATATATAATCCAGAACAAGGTGCATTTGAGGGTTCTGGTGAAGCCTTTGGTTTAGGTGCAGGTGTAGGTGGGTTTGTACAAACTTTTGTTGAGATGATTGCACCAAGACGTAGAGGTCGCCCTAAATTAGGAGAAGATCAAGAGCAAGGTGAATTTTTTGACGAAGAAGACGTTTTAGGAGAAAAACCTAAAACTACCGTTCCGCAAGTAGGTAGACAAGGAGAGTTATTTGGTGATGTTGATTTAGGAGTTGCTCCTACTACACCTGATAAACAACCAGATTTATTTGATGTACGTCCCGTTGATCAAACATTAGAAAAACAATTAGGTCTTTTTCCCGAAGAAGCTCCGACAAAAGTAAGTTTTGAAGAGGCCTTAGCACCTCTAAAAGATATGCAAGACACTAACAGGTTAGTGAAGCAAGCTAAAGACTTACGTGATATTATATCTCAAGGACAGAAACAAGACACTGCTATGGCGGGAGCTATGGTAGATAGAGCTAAAAAAGATTTAGAAGACGTTAATAGGCAGATAAGCGCAATAAAATCAAAAGAGGGTTTTGATCCTGCAGAAAAACAACTGCAAGAACAACAATTTAAACAAGTAGAAGAAGCCCTTGAAAAGCAAGGAAAAACTGAACTAACAGGTTTTGAAGAACAAGCTGATGAACTAAATCTTAATGAAGATAGCGTATATGTAAATGTAGAAAATGTATTTACAGGAGACAAAGATGAAATCACCACCAAGGATAAGCGTGAAACAGATAGAACAGGCGTTTCAGATGATGTGGGAGATGGAAGAAGACAAGCCACTAGAGATACCACAGGAGTTGGACCACTTGTCGGTGAAGGATTGGAAGATGTTGGGGAACCTATTTCAGCTGACCCTAGAGGAGAAGGACAACGAGCCACTGCATTAACTAATGATGCACAAAACTTACTAGACACTGTAGAAAAAGGAGGAGTGCTACCTTCTATTAATAATAATGTTAAACGTATATTAAAAGAAAATAATATAGAAATAACCCCTCAGACCACACCTGAGCAAGCTATTAATTTATTAAAAGAAAAAGCTGAAGCTGGACTCACCGCTACCGAAACGGGTAAAAGTTTTATTTTTGGTAAAAGGAAAGGCGAAGTTACTAAAAAAGCACTATCAACTCAAGACTCTAAAAATTTAGCAAAGTTTTTGCCTCTATCAGAAAAAGAGATTAACGCTAGAATAAATAAACTAAATACATCTAAGGATAAAGGAGAAACAACACTAGGCAATACATTGATAGATGCCATGGCTAAAGAGCGTATGGAGGCAGACTTTCGTGCGCAAGATAAGAAGTCGAGAATAGCCGCTAAGGAAAGAGAGGAGGCTGAAGCTAAAAAGAAACAGAAAAAATTAGAGGATAAGTTAGCAGAAGAGTATGACGTAACATTTACAGGTGATACAAACGTACTCGCATCTGGACAGGCACTTTTTACTGATAAGTTTCAAAGGCAAGAAGTTGTAGCTCGTGATAAGTTTGATAAACAGTTTAAAGACCGTTTTGCCGAGAAATCAGACATAATTAAAAGAAGCATGGCTAGAAGATTTGTTCCTAAAAAAATAGTTTTAGTTAGGGGGGACAAAAAAGGACGCTTCTTAGAGTCTGTAGAATTGAAAGACCCAAGCACGTCAAGAGATAAAAAATTAATCTTAGATTTATTAGAGTCCAAACCAAAGGCAAAGGATAAAGAGGCATTATCTGCAAAAATGTACTTTGATAAAGTTGGATCTATATTACAAGGTTTAGAGCAGATAGTTTACGATGCTAAATACCAAAAAGAAATATATAGAAAAGAACAAAAAGATAAACAGAAGAATCCTGAAATATTAGAGGACGAAAAACGTGTAGAAGAATTTCTAGAGGATATGTTTGCTCAGGGTTCAGGGGCGCAAAAAGCACGTCAAGCGATTAAGTGGATGAAGGCCAATTTAACAGATGCAACTAATGATTACGTAGCAAATCGTTTATCAGAGGAAACAATTAAAAAAAATCAAGCAGAGGGTGTTACTGGAAATAGTCTGATGTATTTGCCTAGCGAGAATATAAGTGAATTAGCTTATACTTTATCTCCTGATGTAAGAGGATTGTTGGAAGGGGGCGACTTAAAAAATGCTTTATCTGTAATGCCTTTACCAAAAACTATAAGAAATCTAGGTAAAAAATTATCAGAAACTATAGGAGATACCAAGATAAACGTAGTTCCTAATTTACCTGATAACATGGTTGGTTCATTCGACCCAAGAACAAACACTATAGAAATAAGTGAAACTGAAGGCATGAACTCGCATGTTCTTTTGCATGAAGCAGTCCACGCTGTTACTTCTGCAACCTTAGCAAATAAAAGTCATCCTTTAACTAAAGAGCTTAACACGTTATACAACGATGTTAAAGGTAGTATGGGGACCGCCAGAGGCTCCGAAAACTTAGATGAATTTGTTTCAGAGGCTTTCAGTAACCCAGAGTTCCAGGCAGAACTGGCTTCAATCAATCCAAAAGGTAATCCTATAAATGGACTACAAAGATTTATTAATGCAGTAGCTAATTTTATAAGACGTAAGTTAGGAGTAAAAGTAAAAAAGACTGATGCTTTTTCAGAGTTTAGCGATCACATAGAAGGTATAATGGCCCCTGCTCCAAAGTACAGAGACGCTAACAAGTTAAGTATGTTGTCTACAAAAGAGGGTGCTTCAAAGTACATGAAAACTTGGAGTAAAAATATAAAAGACTTTTATAAAGGCAGTAATGGCGATCCAAGTCTAGGGCAAAGGGGTAAAAACACACTTTATGAAATGAGTAGGACAGGTCGAGCTTTATCTTTACAAGCTTTAGGTTCTCAAGCTTTAGGAGATGTTGCAAGAGATGCAGGGTATGGGCAACTAGGATTAGAATCTCATGAGGCGTTTGAAAATCAACGTGGAGATATGGATGGAGCAGATAAAACTTTTACTGCAGAAGCAGAAAAGATATCTAGATGGTTTGAAAAGAACCCTAAACTAGTAAAGCATTTAGATAATCTTGTCTATCACCCAGAGTATGGTGCTACGTTATATCAAGTAGATCCAAATAAAAAAGAAAGCGATTACGTTGATAAACAGGGTGTTGCTAAAACAATAGATGGTAACAGTCAAGTTGAAGCTTGGAGAAGAGGACAACAAGACTGGAACAAGTTAGGGAAAGACGGTCAAGAAGTATTTAACAGAATAAGATCTTACTACACAAAACAATTTGATAAGCTACAACAAGTTCTTTATGGCGAGATAGATAGCACCGATATGGACAAGGAATCTAAGGATGCTTTGAAGAACGATGTGTTTAGAAAGTTATTTGAAAAAAATAAATTAAATGTGTACTTCCCTTTAATGCGTGATGGTAAATACAAGTTAAGTTACGAACTTAAAGACAAAGAGGGCATAGATCCGTATGTCGTACAGATGTTTCAAACTAAAGAACAAAGAGATATTGAAATAAAACGAGTAAAAGACAATAACATAGCCGTTGGAGAAATAAAGACAAGCGATACTTTAGATATTGATCGTGGCATATTTAATAACGCTCCTAGCGGTTCATTTATAAGTGATGTATTAAATATATTAGATGCAGGATTAAAAGGCGATCCTGAAACTAAAAAGACAATAACTGACCAGTTTATAAGCTTGTATATAAATACTTTGCCAGAAACGTCTTTTGCTAGATCATTACAACCACGTAAAGGTAACCCAGGTTACAATACTGACGTGTTAGAGGCTTTTAGAACAAAAGGTTTTGATTTGGGCAGACAAATAGCACGTATATCAAATGGTGCAAAGCTACGTCAAAAAGAATCTCAGATAAGAGCGATCATGAAAGAGGGAGCAAAGAATGCAAAAATACCTAAAAGTATCACGGGTAGGTTTGCAAAAAGTTTTGCCCCTACTTTTGAAGCCGTGGGTAATGAATTATTGCAGAGAATTAATTTTGCTAGTGCGGGTGCAGGGAATAAAAATTTTGAACGGTTTGTAAAAACTGCAAACCAGACAGCGTTTATTTATACCATAGGCACAAACCCATCTTCTGCTGTGGTCAATCTTACTCAAGTGCCTGTGTTCGTATATCCTTATCTATCTGGACAATTTGGTATAAAAAACACTTCAGTAGAAATGGGTAAGGCTTATAAATTAGTTCAGCAGTCAGGCAGATCCCTAGATAGTTTTTATGACTTAAATGCTGAAACTGGGGAGTTAACTATCCGTAAAGATTTAGATAACAGAATTGATAAGAAAACATTAGAGAAAATAAAACCTCTTGTAAAAATGGGATTACAAAGAGGTCAGTTAAATAGAAGTTTTATAGCTGATGTTTTAGGTCTTAACGAAAGAGGTAGAAAACAACAAGGTTCTGTTTTAGATAGAGTATCTAGTGTTTCTGCAATCATGTTTAACGCAGCCGAACGTCTTAATAGGCAGGTTACTATGTTAATGAGCTATAACCTAGTGCTAGATAAATTAAACACAGGTAAGCCTTTTCCTAGTATGTATGAAGGTAAAACAGTTTTTCCTCAAAAGATGTCTAAAACTGAGATCAATGAACTGGCAGCGAGAGAAGCCTTGTACATGACCCAACAAACAAACGGTGGTGCAGTATTAGAGACTGCCCCTCGTATAGCACAACAGGGTTTAGGTCGTGTAGCCATGATGTACAAAACGTTTGGAGCGCAAATGTATTACACCATGCTCAAGACTGCTAAGATTGCATTAGATAGTGATAAATCTTTATCTTCAGAAGAAAGACGAACAGCGTTTAAACAACTCGTAGGTTTACATGGCACGGCTTTCTTTGTTGCAGGTATACATGGTCTGCCTTTATATGGAGCGATAAAAGTAATAACTAATATGTTTTTAGACGATGATGAGGATGATTTTGATACTCTAGTTAGGAAACAGTTTGGTGAACTAGGATATAAAGGATTCATAGCAGAGTTTACGGGTGTAGACGTGTCTGATCGTGTGAAAATGACTGGGTTACTATTTCAAGAGAATAGATATAATGCAGACCAATCTGCAGAAGAAATCATAGGTGGCGTAATTGGAGGGCCATTTTTAAGTGTTGTGAAAAAGCTAGGTAGAGGCGTTAACGACATAAGAGAGGGCGAGTATGAACGTGCTTTTGAAAGTCTTGTTCCTACAGGCGTAGCTAATTTTGTAAAAGCATCTCCTTTTGGTAGGGTTGGACAAGAAGGTTATCTAACAAGACGTGGTGATCCTATATATGATGATGTTACTGGTGGGCAACTTATTTTTCAAATGTTTGGATTCCCACCTACAGAGTATACTTTTAGGCAAGAGAAAAACCAAGATATAGTTGCGCTAGGTAAAGGTCTATCTAGTAAGAGGTCAAAGCTACTAAAAGAATTGTATATAACGATTAGAAACTTTGACTATGAAGGAGAAGATGAGGTTAGAAAGAAGATAGATGATTTTAATAATAAAGTCTTTAATAGGTTTCCTGGAGCAATAATTGATGCTAAAACTGAAAAACGTTCTATAAAGACACACCAAAGAACAACTGAAAAAATGTATAATGGTGTAGTTGTCAATCCTCTCATACAAGAAGCACTAGAAGAATTAGAGCAGGAGTATGAATAAAAAATACCCCCCGAAGGGGGTCAGTTTAGGGAGAGAGAAATATTATTATGATACCCAAACAATGTATCATAGAACTCTCCAAAAACGAACACCTAATTTACTATTTTCTACTTTTATTTGGTTTTTTATAGTCCAACCCTTACGTTTAGCTATTTTTTCTACCTGTCTCACGCATTTATCTGTATTAATACACAAGATAAACACAGAAGAACTTGTTACCATGCGCTCCCAGTTTACTACAATCCTCACACCATCAGGGTTTAGATCATCAATCTTCAATACTTTTTGCATTCTCGTTATCTATAGAACAATCTACCACGATTACGTCTGTTGGTGGTAAGCCCAAATGTGTACCTTTACTCAGACGTGCTTTGGTGCGTTTACCACCCAGCTTGGATATAAGTTCATTTACAAACGAATTATAGTTTATTTGTTGTCCACCACACCACTTCCTTAACGGTTTTGGCACAAGGTAAACTTTCTTTAAATCTGTTTCATATCGTGCAACAAGCTGTCCTCTTGGTACAGACTCAGGTATTATTAGAGGGGTAACACCATCTTCTTGTTTGCGTAAGTCATCTGTACTTTTTATCCATAACACGTTACTCCAGTGTTCATGTATATAGTCGTTTAACGTGTCCTCTACAGATACACTCATATCACCTATACCACGTTTATTACTTTTCAATAGGTCTACTGCCCATGCAAATAAATTTTTAATATCGTAATCTATAAGACCAATGCGCTTTGCTATTATTAACCCTGTCATGGTACAAGCAACTAATACAGACCAGAACCTGTTTTCTGCAGAAAGCCCTGCTTTTTGATCCGCAGATATTTGTACCTTATGAAGAAGCTTTCTTATTTCTTCTAAGTTATTCATCACGTACTGTATGTATATTTTACCTGCATGACCGTAGTTTATGTTCACTTCCTCTGCAAGTATGTCGGTCTCTGTTTTGTCTTTAAGTATACTTTTTAGATTTTTAACACGGCACTCTAATACTCTCTGTGCTTCCGCTGTGGGCATGGATTTAACCATACTTATCTTTTCTATCATACTTGCATTTGCTGATGAAACACAGATCAGTCTCCAAGGTTTACCTCTTTGACGTTCCACGTTGCTATTTGCCGACATTCTACCTCTTTGTTTACCACCTGTTAACTGATAAGCTAGTGAAGAAAACTCAGGGCCTTTCATTTCTGTAAGTTCATCCATATAAAGAGGTAAACTGTGGTAGACCTCTCCTCTGTTCATCCTATGATTAAGTGTATCATTTTGATCTGTAATTAATTCAGATGGATCACCCCATAAAGCCAATCCTGTTTTCATAGCTGTTGTTTTACCTACACCAGTAAGACCATGTAGATGTAAAGTTACAGCGTTTATAGGAGTCAACGCTACCAAAGGAGAGCCGAAGGATGTGCCAACAACAAACTGATGCAGTTCAAAATGCTCACGGTTGTAAAAGTTTGCTGTTTTTTTCCAACCCTCTAAAGTTCCTCTTGGTTCAAAATAACTAAACATCCCTGTTGTCGCTGTAGATGGTGGGTTAGACTTTATTTTATCTGCTCGTACCTCTTCCTTACCTACCACAAACCCTGTAAGTTCATCATCTACCCACCCAAATTGTCTACGTGCTTCATCAGCTTCACTCTGACTTTGCAGTTCATTAACCCATGTTGTTGTATATTTCATAAGCTCATCCGTTCTGATTACAGCTATGCCTTGCATAGATAGTTGTTTTCGTAGTTCTTCTTTTGAAGTTACTGCAGTTAAAGGTATAGTAAACTCTCTTACCCCATCTTTAGGTAAGTGTAATCGCATCACGATGGCTTCACCTATCTCTGAATCACGCACACGTTTTATAACATATAAGTCGTTCTGGTATATCATCTTATCTTCTGGTTCACCATCACTGTCTATATTCCTTATGTATATGCCACCATTTGCACCTCTGAAATATGGCTTTGGATACTCAGGTATACCGTCTTGTTTTGGGGCTTGTTTAATTACCTTACCTAGAGCGATAGGCGACTTTATTTTACCCCAGTGAGAGCAGTCTGCACATATCTTTGGATTGTGTTCATCAAATGTAGTGCAAAGGAAAGGACCTTTTATAAGATTAACCTTCTCCTCTGTTAACGTCTTATCATAGCCATCATGCCCCATAGATATAAAGTTTGTGGCTTTCTCTTTATCTTCACAGAACTTGGCTATAGACAGTCCTGCCCTCCACATAGGTTCGCTTAGGGTTTGTCTGTTATCTATTATATGCTTTAACTGTTGACACCCCACACCCTTTTGTATCTTTACTAATATATTTTTAAATCTATATTCTGCGTTTCGCATCAAGGCATCTTCAAATACACTTATACGAGCGTCATCTATCTTGCTTGGTACAGCCATACCCCCACCTAGCAAATTAGAAAACTGTTCAAAGTCTATAGTTTTAGGAACTGTATCACCGATAAACGTCACTCGTCTTACGTCATCTTTCTTGTAATTATTAGTATAAGGTATGCGAAGCACCCGCGCACCATCCGCAGTTACATTAGCATCTGCTAACAAGTTATGGTGGTTACACAGACTACGTAGTTTTAGGGCCACTGGATACCAATCATCATATGGCACACTAGCCGTCAGCGTCCAATATACGTGGATTCCATGTCCTGAGTTCACTATAACAGGTTTTGGTAGACCTGTGTTCTTACAGAACAGCTGCAATGCAACAAGAGCTTCACGCTGATCTTTGTATTCTTTACCCTCACCACAATCTAAATCTAAAAAGAAAGAACTTAGAGATTTTATGTTTGGCACTTTACGTGAATCCGCAGTCTCAAACGTAGCTAAACCAAACGATACATTATAATTGTTGTTATTTAAATTACGTGCTGTCTCAACTACTTGGTCAATAGAGTTGTAAAACTTCTGCACTGCTTTATCTTGGCTAAGACCAATCACGCAGTAGAACCCATCGCTGTCTAGGACTCTACTTAAAAATGTTTTTAATTCCATAGTTTCCACCCGTTGTAAACCGTGACTGAAAGGAAATGGAGTTGAACCCCTCAGCCACGGCTAATGTTAACGATTAATCATCATCCCAATCATCAACAATGTCACCCAAGTTAGTGCTATCTTTTTCAGCGGGTGGATGTGCTGAAGTTTTTGCGACCTTCTTAGGTTCTTCTACATCATCTGACACCTCACCGAAAGGATTATCAGACTCTGTAATCGTAAACCCTTCAACGTTATCAAAGGGATTTCTTTCCTCAATAGGAATATATTTAACCACTTGTACGCCACGCAATCGCAACGATATATTTTGTTTGCCACCCATATCCCATGGAACAAACTGTACAGCAATATTCACTGTACTTCCAGTAGTTAATAAGAAGTCATCAGGTAATTTATTACCTTTTGAATCAACCTGTAGAGGCTTTGTAGTTGGTGAGTTTTTAAACGCACCTGGTAATTTTGACTTAAAAGTAAAAGTACCTTCATCTTCCTTGGTAAAAGGATTTGCTAGTTTCTCAGCCCACTTATCTTTTTTATTGTTTTTATATGCAGTGGACATAGCTTTGTGCAACGCCTGAGCTGTATCTTTCTCCATCCTAAACTGTATCGAGTATTCAGCATTAGGCTCTAGTGCATTGCACGACACGGACTTCGACTCCTTAGCATCAAACCTATAAGGTTGATTTATTTTAGGCCACAAAGCCTCTACATTCTTTATTATATATGTATCCATTCTCGCTCTCCTAAGAGGTTATATTGATTAGTAGTCTTCATCAGCGAACTCGTCTATATCGCCAGTAACAACGGTATCCATTGCGGCATCTATACGTCTTTCGCTTTTATTTTTGGTCAATGCGTTTGCCACATCTCCCACACGAAACCGATAAGTGCTACCTATTTTTATGTAAGTATCTTTCGGTATGTGTTCTTGTCGTATCCATGCACGGACTGTGGATATAGACACGTTAAAGTGTTTAGCCAAGTCCTCTATGGGTACAAATGGTTCTGAATTAGTCATTTTTTCCTCACAGAAATTATTACTTCAGTTTCCTTTTCAAGACCTTCTGGTATTGAATCAGGGTTGTCTTCCATAAATTCTCTAAGATTAGACTGATTGATTCGCTTGTCCAACAGTTGTGGAACATTATGCTCTATTATAAATTTGTGCATAGCATCCCAGTCTGCAGTCCAATACTTTGTACGTCTAGACCTAAAGAATAAACCTTCGGAAGTTCTAACGCTTTCTGCATTGTGACGTTCACAATGATCTAGCATAGCCTGTTTAACAGTATCTAACTGTCGTATAAGTTTAGCCTCTTTTTCTTTAAACTCAGCTTGTAGAACTGCTCGTTCTGCTCTTATCTTCAAGTAAGTTTTTGTTAGTTTATCAGGAGTAATCTCCACCATAATATATCTCCTTGTTTATTATATAATTATATATAGTATCAAAAAATACGTTAGTCAAGTATTTCTTTGTAAAGATCAATTAATTTTGTGTGTACGTCTATTCTACTATCTAATAGTCTGTAAACGTGTTTTTCAGCACTAGACCCTTGAAGTTGTACAACAGTGGTTTTATGAGTTTGTCCTGATCGGTGAACTCTAGCATTAGCTTGCTCGTAGGTCTCAAGGCTACTCGTAGGTCCCCACCACACGACTGTGTTAGCTCTTGTTAACGTGACACCATGAGATGCCGCTTGTGGTTGTATAACGAGTACCTGTGGGTCAGGATCAGTCTGAAACTTCTTGAATATGTCAGTCCTTTTATGTGCAGGAACATCTCCACGTATAATCTCTGTAGTTATACCCTCTGCTCTAAGTTTATTTGTTAGTATGTCTATTACATGTTTGAAAGGTACAAATACTAAAACTTTTTGGCTTGACTCGTCTATGACCTCTCGCAATACCCTGTATCTGTTTTTTATATCA